CTCGAGGAGATCAACAAGCTCACCGGCAAAATCCACGCGCTCTCCGACGTGCTCGAGGCCAAGGGGTTTTATCCGAGCGGCGATGCTGAGAAGACCGAGGCGGTCGAGGCCGCGATCAAGATGAAAACGCCTGGTCGCGTGCTGGTGCCGATTGCCAACTGGGCGACCTTTGGCGGCACCAAGGAGATCATTGTCTGGCTGCCGATCGACATGATCGCCGAGGTGATCAAGACGTGCATGGACCTGCGCACCCAGGTCATCAACGACATTTACCAGATCGTTGGATTAAGCGACATCATGCGCGGCTCGACCGACCCGCGCGAGACTTACGGCGCGCAGTCGCTCAAGAGCTCGTATGGCTCGAGCCGCGTGCGTGACAAACAGAACGAATTGGCGCGGATCGCGCGCGACCTCGTCTGCATCACCGGTGACATCATTTGTGAAAAATTCAAAGACACCACCATCGTCGAAATGTCACAGACGCAATTGCCGACGAAGCAGATGCAGCAGCGGGCCGTGGCGCTGATCCAACAGCAGATTGCCCAACAGACGCAAGCGCTCCAGCAGGCGAGGAATACGCCGCAAGCCCAGCAGCTCGCAAAAAGCAATCCCGACCAGGCCAATCAAATGCTGGCGCAGGCCCAGCAGCAAATTCAGAGCGGGCAGGACACCATCACCAAGATCGGTCAGCGTCCCAACATCGATCAGGTGCTCACGTTCCTGCACGACTATCGCTTGCGCTCATTTGTTTTAGACATCGAGACCGATAGCACCATCATCGTGGACGAGCAGGCCGAGAAAGCCAGCCGCGCCGAGTTCATGGGGATGCTCGCGCAGTTGATCCCGCAGCTCACCCAAATGCTGACAGCGATCCCATCCACCGGCGACTTCTGCGGCCAGGTGCTCAAATTTGCGTGCGCGCCATATCGCGCCGGCCGCTCGCTCGACGGAGCCATCGACGACCTGATCCAGATGATGGCGGCGAAGGCGGACGAGCCGCGCGGGGATGACCCGACCACCGCCACCAACAAGACCGCCATCCAGATCGAGCAGATGAAGCAGCAGCGCCAGGCCGAGAAGGACCGGGCCGATACCTCGCTCAAGCAGCAAGAGCTGCAGATGCGCGACAACTGGGAGAAGCTCAAACTCGCGAACAGTCAGCGGCTCGAGGGCATGAAGCTGCAAGGCAAGCAAGGCGATAACGCCGCCAAAGCCTTCCAGGCTGACCAGCAGGCCGCGCACGAACACGAGAACCACCAGGCCGACATGATGGAGCGGGTCGCCGACTTCCACATCAATCAACAAGAAGCCGGCATGCGGCAACAGGAGTCGGCAGCACGGCAGAGCGATATGGCAGCTCGGCAGCGCGAGCGAATGGCTGCGCAGCAGTTCCGCCAAACGCAGGCAGCGCAACGTACAGCCCCGCCTGGAATTATCTGAACACAGGAGGAGTAAACCATGGCCCAGAGCGCGATAACTTGCACGCCCCCGAACCCGACGCCGCCGACCAATTTCAGCTGCACGGGCGCAACTCCACCCAATCCGCCGAACTATACCAAGAACTCCTATGCCAACCCGTTCAATATGTCGGCGGTCGCCAGTCCGTCGATCTACACGGATGGCCGGCCGGTGCAGACCATCCCCGGTGTCGGTGTGAACCAGAGCCCACCGCCGTACTTCGATGACGGCACGGGGGGAGCCCGCGGGACCTTTGCGACCAACACGGCGGCGCTGGCGAGTGGCACGGGCGCGACGTCCGGAGGCACCGAGAACAGCTACCCTGGGACCGATACGGCGCCATTTGATACGCCGAACATGATCGGTGCGGTTCCGGCCTCGACCAGCGTGGCGCATGAGGGCGCCGGCACAGAGACCCAGACCTGGGGACCGAGCACGGGTGCCAACACGACGGGCTACAATGCGTCGGTACTAATTCCTGGGCATGGGCCGACTTACCAGCCGGCCGATAACACGGGCCCCGCGGCTTGGGTAGAAGGCAAGGCTGGCGGCCCGCCGGTGATGGTGAGCGATCTCGGCAGCTACGCGTGGATTGGTGCTGGCGGCCCCAATGGACAGCACGCCTCGAGCCTGTCGCCGGTGACCAACCCGACCATCAGCGCGACGCCGGCGACGGCGCTAAGCCCGTCGACGATCGCGTCGGGCACCAACACGTTCGCGCTGACGGTGACCGGCGTCGGCTTCACCAAGCAGTCGGTGGTCTACATCAACGGCATCCCGCAGGCGACCGTGTTCGTGTCGTCCACGACCCTGACGGTGGCGGCGGCGCTCAAGAAGGCCACTGCCGGCACGCTGCCGGTGACGGTAGTGACTGGCGGCGTGGTGGTCACCGCCAATGCTCCTAACATGACGTACACTTGAGGGAGGCAACTATGGTGCAATCAATCAACGAGCCGCATACCCCTGCCTTCGACGAGATTGCCGGCGCGGTCAAGCCAACCATCACGGCGATCACCCCCGACACCTGTGCGATCGGCGACGCCGACTTCACGCTCGACGTCACCGGCACTGGGTTTACCGCGGACACCATCATCTACTTCGCCGGCCACGACGAGCCCACCGAGTTCGATGGTGCCGACACGGTGTCGACTGGGGTCAAGCCGTCGTTGTGGGGTTCGCCGGCCACTGTGAAGGTCTACGTGCACAACGGCACGCTGCACAGTGATCCGGTGGACTTCACCTTTACCGAAGCAGACGGCGCGACACGTTCCGGCAAGAAGCCGGCGAAGTTGGCGTTGCACGAGCTCGAGCCCGATCATGCACCGGTCGGTACTGGCGCCGATTTTCATTTGCGGGTCATGGGCGAGGGCTTCGACGACACTTGCAAGATCGTCTTTGACGACGAGGAGCTGCCGACACGGTGCGAGACCGACAAGACCCTGGTGGCGTGGGCGCCTACCGCCAAGATGCCTGGTGAGGTCGACGTCGAGGTCAGCCGCGGCGACGATCTGACTGAGGTGCTGACGTTCGAGTTTGTCGCCAAGAACGATGTCAGGCGCCGCCTCAAGACCGAGCGCAAGGCAGCAAAGGACACGCCGGCGCATAAGCGCGCCAAGAAGAGATAGCGCAAATGACCTTGGTCGAGATCGAGCCTGGACGTTTTCGCTTCGTGCGGCCCTCGCTGCCGCCGGCTCGCTCTGACCTGCCTTGCCCGCACATCATCTCCGACATCATGCCAGAGACTGAGCAGGTCGACGGGCGCTTCTACACCTCCAAGCGCGCGTTCCGCGCCGTCGGCCGCGCGCTCGGGCTCACCGAAGTAGGCGACCAAAAGTTCAAGCCGAAGCAGCGCGCCAGCGCCGATCCGAACGTCAAAAAGGCGCGGCGCGAAGCACTGCAGCGGGCTCTTGCCCGCAGCGATGTCAAACCGACCAGGAGACGCTAAAAATGTCCGACACCAATGTCGCACCCGCCGCAGCGCCGGCTGCCGCGCCCTCCGAAGCGGTCATCGATCAGAGCCCAGTGCAGCGACCGAACCCGGTCGGATCGCAGGCACCGACCAAGCCAGTCGGTGACATCGAGGGCTCGCCGCACCGCACCGAGAGCCGGCGCGACACGATCTCGCGGGCGTTCCAGCGTGCCAACGAGCGGGCAGGGATGGGCCACAACAACCCCCCTGAGCCGATGGCGAAGGAGCACACGCCACCACCACGCACGCAGCACGCTGAGCCCAAGGCGAAAAGTGCAGAACCCGCGGGCGAGAAGCTCGATCTGAAGAAGCGGCCGGACGACCAACCGCGGGACCAAGGCCGCTTTGCGCCCCGAGAGCGACCTGCTGGTGAGCGCGGGCAGCAACAGCGGCAGCCAGGCGCGCCAGGCCAGACCCCGCCCGCACAACAATTGCCGAGCCACGCGCCCTACCACCAGCCACCCTCGCAGCGCGGATGGTCACAGGCAGCGCGCAACGACTGGGCCACGACACCCGAGAGCGTGCGGGCCGACGTGCATCGCATGCACAAGGAGTTCATGGGCGCCCAGCAGGCAGCGCAGGCCGACCGCCAGGAAATGAACACGCTGCGCCCTTATCAACAGCTCGCGAAGCAGGGCAACACCACGATCGCGAAAGCGCTCGAGAACTATCTTGGCATCGAGCAGATGCTGACCGAAGATCCGATCGCTGGATTGAGCAAGATCGTCGATAATCTCAACCGGCAGACCAGCGACGGTCGGAGGCTCACACTGCGCGACATCGCGCACTACTTGGCCACGCAATCACCCGAAGGTCACCAACTGCTGCAGGCACGCAACCAGCAGCAGGTGCAGCAGCACCAGATGGGGCGATTGTACCAGAGCGTCAATCAGCTTGCGCACCAGCAGCAGCAGCTGATATACGGGCTGCGCTACAACAACACGCGTGGAGCGGTCGACCGGTTCGCCGAGACCCACCCGCGGATTGATGAGCTAGGCGACGACATCAAGCGAGAGTTGGGCTTCGGCTACGACTTGCCGACCGCCTACAAACGGGCCGCGTTGCTAAAACCGGCCGCACACGCGGATCAGACCCGCACCACATCGGCTCAGACCCGAAGCGTTGACCGATCTATTTCTGGCGCACCCGCAGGTCCTACGAACGGATCTGGGCGACGCCCGAAAGCATCGGCCTCAGTTCGTGAAGCTGTCGCGAACGCGCAGAAGCGCGTGAACGGCTCGATCTGAACCCTTTGGGCCCGTCTGGCTGAGCGTTGCACGCCGCCATGACGCGGCGGGAGCAATGCTATGCCGAATATCAACACCAACGTCGCCTACCAACAGATCCTCTCAATGGCGCTCGAGGATCGCTCGAGCTCCTACCAAGACCTCGTGAGCAACAACAACGCGCTGCTCGCGGTGATGCGCAGAAAAGGCCAGTGGCAAACCTACTCAGGCCCCCGCATCCGACAAACCCTGCAGATCGGCAAGCAATCCGCGCAGTGGTATTCGGGCTACGATCAATTGGTCAATCCTGCCATCGACCTGTTCAACGATGCGTACTACGACCCGAAAATGGTCGTGGTGCCGGTCATCTTGTCGATGCAGGAAATCCTCAACAATGAGGGCGAGTCTCAGCTGCTCGACGTCTACGACACCTACATCACCGCCGCCGAGAACGCGCTCGAGGACACGATGGACGCGGCCATCTACTCCGACGGCACCGCCAACGGCGGCAAGCAGGTGACTGGGCTCGCAACCGCAATCCCGATCGTCAACACCAGCGGCACCTACGGCGGCATCGACCGCGGCACCGCCATCATCTGGCGCACCCAGACGTTCGACGCGCAGACGTACAACACCGCCATCGGCACGCAGGTCAATGCGACCACCGTGCGCCCGTTCCTGAACGCGATCATGACGCGGCAAAGCCGTGGCCGCGACTACGCCGACCTCTTGATCATGTCGCCAGAACACTACGCGGCCTACGACGCGGCGACGGTCTTGATCCAGCGCCAGACCAACGAGACGAGCCTGGGCAAGTTGGGCTTCAGCGCGCTGGAATACATCGGTGGCGGCAAGCGGGCCGAGATCGTGCTCGACGGCGGCATCGGCTCGAACATGCCGGCGAACACCACGTTCGGCATCAACACCGATAGCTTGCGGCTGCGCTACCACCCCAACCGCAACTTCGACAAGCTGTTCGACGGCGATGGTCAGATGCCTATCGACAAAGACGCAATCGCCCAATTCATCGGCTGGATGGGCGAGCTGACGATGACCAACCCGCTGTTCAACTGGCGGTTCTACGACTCCAACCCAGCAACGTAAGGAGATCGCGATGGCAAAAAAGCCGAAGCCCAGCCGGAAAGGCGGCAAGGGCTGCTAACCAGCAGCAGGCAGCGGGCGCGGTCCTGGTACAGCCGCGTCCGCTCTCCGATCACTCCTTCGAAGAGAGAGCATCAATGGCACTCAACAAACGCCCAACCGGAACCGACGACGACCTGGTGGCAATCTTCAAGCACCTCGCCATCCCCAACGAGGGGAAGTCGAAAGCAGCAGGTCGGCTGATCTGCGACGACGTCGAGATCTGCGAAATTCGCACGCCAGGGCGAACCGACATCAAGCACTTCCCAGCCACTGAGTTTTCCCATTGGAAGGAAGACCAGTTCACCGGCGCGCAGCTGAAGGTGACTTACGCCGAGCGTTTTCCACGCCAGTACCTGCAGTTCAAGCAGCAGGCGGCGCAAACCAAGAGCGGAACGCTACTCGAACGCGTGCCGTTCCTGTCCGAAGGGCGCCGCGCCGAGCTGCGCGCGCTGAACGTCTACACCGTCGAGCAGCTCGCGCACATCGACGGCCAGGAGCTCAAGAATTTGGGGCCAGGCGGACGCGACTGGAAAAACCAGGCGATCGACTTCATCGAAGAGGCCAAGGCGCTGGTGCCAAACATCGCAATGCAGACCGAGCTCGAGGCGCTGCGCGCTCGGACGCAGGCGCTCGAGGCCGACAACGAAGTGCTGAAAGCCAAGCGCGACGACGGCGACGGCTCGCAGTTCGATGAAATGTCGAACCTGCAAATCAAGGACTTCATCTTCAAGGAGACCGGCACGCGCCCGATCGGCAACCCGTCGCGCAAGACGTTGCTGCAATTGGCCAACACGATTGCCAGTAAGCAACCCACTCCGGATCTGATGCCAGCATGACGGTTCTGTCGGTCGTCAAAGATGTCTGCGCCTTCGTCGGCGTGCATGTGCCGACCTCGTTGTTCGGCAGCGTTACCGACGCGCGCACGCAAGTTGAGCTGCGTGCCGTGGTCAACGAGATGGCGCAGCGCATTGCCGGCGACAGCCGTGAGTGGCAGCGACTGATTGCACGGCAGATCTTCACGGGTGACGATGTTACCGAGGCGTTCCCCATGCCGGCCAACTACAAGCGCATGCTGGTGGACGGCAATGTCTGGCGCTCGACCAGCGCCATCCAGCCGATGCTGTTTATCTCCAGTGCCGACGAGTGGCTGCAGCGGCGCGCGCGCGGCTACATCCATGCTTGGGGCGAGTGGATGCTGCAAGGCGGCGACATGCACATCTGGCCGATCATGGGCGTCGGCGTCACGGCGACCTTCAACTATATCGACAAGAACTGCGTCACGCTCGCCGGCGGCGGCTTCGGCGATACCTTCATGGCGGACACCGACAATTTCCGTCTCGATGAGCGGCTGCTCAAGCTCGGCGTGATCTGGCAGTGGAAGGCGCTCAAGGGCTCGCCATACGCGGAGGATATGGCGACGTTCATGGACGCGCTCACGCGCGCGGAGGGGGCGGACAAGCCAGCGCCGATCCTGATCGACCGGATGCCCAGTTCGGTCATGACGGCTTATCCATACCCGACACCGTCGTCGTCTAATTGGAGCTGGCCGCTGTCATGAGTAATCCCTGATGCCCTACGCCCTACACCGC